TATTGCCGTATCCCCTTCTATACTCATTTTATCAACATGTAACATACTTGCTGAGGCAGAGTTACCTGTATCAAATTTAGCTCTGACTGGATTTTCTTCCATGCCATCAAATATAATACTTTCAATGTAACCAACCTCTTGTCGCATGTATGGCCTTCTTTGTCGCTCTTTACCAAATAATTTTATTATTTTATCTAGTGTTTGCGCTGCCGATATTTTATCTGTATGTTCCTGGTTATCGTCATATCCCATAAAGTGTGAACGAATACCAGGTGAACCATTCACTTCTAATACATATAAATTCTTACCAACTTTACAGTGGTCTACACCACAATATGCTGCACCAACAGCTCTTGCCGAGTTGATAACTAGTTCTTTTTCTTCGGGTGATAATATATAAGGTAAAGTTTCTGCACCTAAATGGACATTATTTCTAAAATCTTTTTTATTTACCTTAACTCTTTCAGCACTTGCTATTATCTTACCATTTACAAGTAGTGTACGAATATCTGACTTTAAATCAAAATATTCTTGTATTAATAAATCTGCATCAAACTTCCAAAGAGATTGTGCCACAGATATTAAAGAAGGCATATCATTTACTCTTGATACACCAACACCCTGTGTTCCCTTTAGTGTTTTAATAATAACTGGAAATTTACCACCAATGTTCTTATGTGCTTGCTCTATTGATTTAACATTATTAATAATTGATGTTCTTGGTACTGATATATTATTTCGTTCTAATGCAATTGTATTTGACATTTTATTATCACAGACCAACATTGTCTCCAAATCATTTACAAGAAAAAAGCCAATTGTTTGTAATGATGATACCAGAGCCTGAGCAGTAAGTGTTTTTATCGCTCCTGCTCTAACAAAGACAAGACAATTATGCATGGATAATTTAACTTCTGTATCTTTACCATCTATATTATTAATGGTAACCTCTCCAATTTCAATATCCTTTGTGGCAATAAATGCTTCTTGGACATCAATCATTGTACTTTTTATATTATACTTCTTAACAGTCTTCTGAATTAAATCCGCAAAGGTTCCCTCTTCGTCTCCTAGACCAAGTACGGCGATATGCAAATCTTGCATTTTAATTGGCTCTTCTACTGGAGCCTCTGTTAAAAATTCTGTGAACCTTTCCATTCTGCTTCGAACCAAATATTTCCTTGTTCGTCCTTTGTATATTTATCCTTTTCGTAATTTCCACTTTCCACATATCCAAATGGTAACATATCATCTTGAATTGCTTTAAGTCGTTCCTTGTATAACATGTTCTTCATATCAATATTAGTTAAATTTTGGAATACATCTGTTGTTGTAAACCAAGCAAATAAAACTAAATTCATCATTAGGTCATCATGATTTGGTGCTAATGCCTGAAAGGAACTTCCTCTACTGACAAAAGTACTCATTTCAATGATTGTTTGTGCATCGTATACGATTAACTTTTTCTGTTCAATCAAATCTTTTACACTTGAACAACCAATCCTTTTGACTCTTCTTGTCATTGTGGCACCCAAAGCATTTGCCTTGACTGTGGATTCCACAAACATATTTTCATATTCTAAATCGTAATATAAACCATTACATACTACACCGCCTTGGTCATTACTTTCAATTACAACATATGCCTCGTTATATTCATTCGCATATTTGTATATTATATCTGGTAAGAGCATTGGAGATATATTATTATCTCTGAATACACATACCTGTTCAAAAGGCTCACTCGTTACATCTATAATACTAAATGTACTATAATCTTGGTTTCGACCCTTTGAAACATCAACGGTCATTACATATTCATGGTCCTTTTCAGGCTGTTTGTATATAAAGATATTTTCCTTATAAAACTCTGGGTCTCTACTCTGTTGTGCTAATAAATGATTTGCACTTATAAGAGTATTACCTCTACCATGGAATGTATTTCCAAACTCTTGTTCAAACTGTAATTCCGAAGTATTGTTTATGGTTTCTTGCTTCCACTTTTCATCTCTACCTGGAACATCCCACCAATCAACACGGAATGGTTTAAATTCATTTGTTCCTTGTGAAGCTCCTTCCCATAACTTATGGTATATATTACCAATACCATTTGCTGTAGAAGTAATCACAATCTGTGTATCTCTACCAGCAGATACCACAGGATATGTAGAAGTATAAAACTGTGCATCGTTTTCAACAAATGCAAACTCATCAAGGAAAAGTAAATTAATGGATAAACCCCTAATTGAGCTTCCTGATGTAGCCGAAGCTATTATCTTCGAATTATTACTAAACTCTACCGACCCTTTATTTAAAGCCTTACAACCAGGCTGTAAAAAGAAAGGAAGGTTTTCTAATGCAAGTGTTATCCTTGCCAACATCTCTCTTGCAACAGCACCCTTATTTGCTAATACTGCAATTGTTTTCTCTGGGTGAAATACAGCATACCATAATAGATATACAACAGATGATATTGATTTACCACTCTGCCTACAAGCAAGAACAATACTAAATCTATTGTCTTTAAAATGTTTAAACATTTTTTCTTGGTAAGGATATAAGTTAAATGGTACTAATCCTTCATCAAGTGAAATAATTTTTACATATTTTTTGGCAAAATAAGCTGGGTCATCCATACACTTTTTATACTCAAGAATTTCTTCCTTTGTAAAAGAAGTTTCGACTCCATCTCTTTTGACATTTGGATTACCTAGGTAACCAAATTCATTATTCTTGACTCTCTGCATCTATTACATTATCCTTATTTAATAATAACCTTTGTAAGTCAGCAGTGCTTCCTACAAACATATTATTATTAGTCACTGTTTTCGCTTCTTCTCTTTCCTCTTGGGTCAAGTCTCTTTTCTGTTTCTGTAAATTCATTAACTTTTCTGTGGTATCACCAATATTTTTTATTGTTTGTGATAACACTTCAAAGGCTCTTGGGTGTTCTGATTCACGAGCCAATTCGGCCAGGACATCCATCGACCTTGTTCCAGTGTATATTAAATCCTTATAAGTTTTACGAGAAAAATCATAATCATCTTTCACATCTTTATCTATTTTAATAGGTCTATTTTGTTTTACTTCTGGCAAATTTTTATCTAGGTTTGCCATCATCTTTTCTTTTTTATCCATTATTCAGTACCATCTTGTGTTATGGTTGTAGTCACAGTATAACTATCCTCTGTATCAGTTGAGCCTATGGTAAAATCCATTTCCTCAAATAATAAAGCCGTATTATCTTTATCATGGAAATCAATATTAATTTCTCTAATAATACCTTGGTCGCTTGTAGGACCATAAAATTTCATTTTCATTGTAAAGTCTAATTGATATATTAATACTCTTCGCTCTACAAAATCTCCTTCGTATTGGTCATCAATTGCAACACTATTCAATATTACAGCAACATCTTGTTTATGTGCAAAACCTTCAACTGGTGTTATTGTAACATTATACTCTGGACTAAAATAAGGTAATATTTGCTCTACAACCTGCAAACCATCATCTTGGTTTTTTGCCATAATATATAATGACATTTCAATATTATAAGCAGTATGATGTTTTATGGTTTTCTTTTTACCTACATCAGAACCATGTTCCTCTGCTATTTTATTTCGTTTTTGTAACTTTTGTGTGGAATCAATTGCCAATCCTGTAATTTCAAATGCCATTCTAGGTAACTTAATTGCCATAGGAGCATCAAAACCTGTTTCCTGGTCTAAACGTGCAAGGAATTTTTGCTTTGGCCCATAGGCTAAAGGAACACGTACCTGATTTAAAACACTACCATCAGAAGCTTTTCTTATAACTTTTAAATTATTAAACAGTGTACCAAATACGGCCACTGATTTACGCATTGTTGCGTGATAAAAATGGTCACCAAACATTAGTATGTCTCCGATGGGTCACCAAATGGATTTGATTCACTAAAATCTATAAATCCATCTGCTTCTATTTCAAAGTCAACATTTTGCGAACCACCATCATTCGCCCAGGCCTCTCCTGTTGTATCTGTTACATCACTATATATTGTTGCTATTGTCCCTGTATAACTATTAGTTCTACCAGTTACAGTTCCACCAACTGTAAATTCTTTTGCAGTGGTTGTACCAGAAGCACCAATATGTCCTACATAAACTTTTGCTAATATATCTGATGTTTTTGTTCTTTGTAATACTTCACCAAATACTTTAACTGCTGGTGTATCACCATCTGCTGCAGTAAGTGTTTGTTCAATAATTTCTCCAACTTCAAAATGATTACCACTTGTGATGGTAATATCCATTGATTGCATATATGCAGCTTGTGATGATTTAATATCAATATCTTCGAGCCCTGTATCAAAGTCCTCATCATTATATTCAAATAATGAACACTGCATTCGATAAACGGGTAAATTGGATAACTGATAAAATGGATTATCATCTTCAACATAACTAATTTCAAAGAATGAATTAGTCATTGGTAGGAAAATTAAGTCGCCCTCTTGCGGTCTTGGGTCAATGACATTATCATCAAAAATACCAACTCTTGTTTCCCATCTGCGTCTTGATACAATAAATGTAGCATCATCTCTGATTTCTAAACCAAATTTAGAATATAAATCACCAGCACCTTCAAAACCTTCGGTGTTTTCAATATACATTTCTAAGAGATATGCATCATCGAACCTTGATGCTGGGTCTTCATTTAATATGTTATCGCGATTGACAAGAGTACGAGGAATATAATAGACATCTTGCCCATATATTTGGAGTGATTCTATTATCAGGTCTTCGTAAAGGTTTTGTTCACTTTTTACGGCCTGAGAAAAATATACATTTCTCGGCATGTTTTATCCTGTCATGAAGTCGACTGGTTTTTCCCAATTCAATCGTGCTTCTTCTGTTAATTCTTTTATCTCTTCGTTTGCATCATCAAATAATTGTCGACCATTAAATGTAACTCCGCCTGGCATTACCATACCTTCGAATTTAATTAGATTTTGACCCCATTGTCTTTTGATTAAAGCTGTTGCATATCTCTTTAAGAAGTAATCGTTATATACATCTGTGTAAGTATCAGGATCAATAATACGGTAACATTCAACTAAAATATTATCGCCGACCTCTACTTCTTCAGACCAATCCATATGAATAGTAAGTCGATCCATATGTCGTTCAAAGTTGACATGTTTTTCATCTGAATCAACCACTAAATCTAAGAGTGATAACCATTGTTGTGCCAT